GCAGATGGTGAAAGATTCAAATATCCATTCATACACTTGAATGGTGCTAGAGCGATGACGAGACACGTACAGGCAGGCGGCACACCTTACGATGAAGTGGGCCAATCAATCACTGGCATGAGTGAGCAGTTAAGCAAGATCAGAGAAGTATTAAATGTGATGAGAAGATCACCGGCTGTGCAAGAACAAGCGGGATCAGTCATGAACAGTCTTCTTGCAAGACAAGATAGATTAAGAGAGACAGTAAAAAGATTAACAACAGCAGAAGGTTATAGAACATACGCTGAAGCATACACAGTACCAGTTAAAAAAGAATTTGATCAAGAAGTACTGAATGCTATGAAAGAAAAATTCACAGTGACAAATGTTGATAACAGAATTGAAGAATTATTACCATTTATCACAGAAGTAAATGATGAAGAAAACACTCTTGACAATTTAAGAAACGTTGTAAAAAATAAAATGGCTAGTGCAGAGTTCCATGAACCAACTGAAAAAGATATTGACACAATGCCAATACAATTTACAAATGATGCTATGAAGATCGCGGCGAGACTGGCACTGGTTGCCAAACTTGCAAAAGACGATGAAGTATCAGGTTACCTTTCAAGAATGGCGGCGAAGTTAAGAGGTGAGGACAAAGAACCAGCTGGCGGAAGTGACGCAGTTGACAAGAGACCTTACACAAAAGATGACGTACAAGTTATCTTGAAAATGTTAGATGACGCAAAAGTTAAATCAATCATTCAGCAAGTTGAAGCTGGTAAGATAAAAATGATGCAGAACCCAGGCGATGATGCTTATGACAAAGCAGTTGCTGGTGAGTCAGTGTTACCAGAACTAAAACAGATTGACGAGTCATTTGAGAGAATGCTTGGAATGTTTTCACCATCACATATTCACGTTTCAGAAAAAGAAGGTGATCCAGAAACAGATTTCACAAAATGGTTAAAAATGAATTACAACAAAACTCCAAGAGATCTAACAGCAGATCAATATGCAATATTTTCAAAAGAGTTTAGAAAACAAATGAAAAATGAAAGCGACACGGTAGAAGAAGATACTGTGGAAGAAGATAACGCTTTCAACACAGCGGCGGCTAAAGCGGCAGTGGCAGGAGAAAAAACTTTTAACTTCAACAACAAATCTTATCCAGTTAAAATGAGCAAAGAAGATGCACAGAAATTACTTGATGAGAACGAAGCTGATATGGGTAGATTTTCACAGACGGCACAGAACAAACCAGTCATGCTCAAAGGCAAACAGATAGACTTGGACACTGTTGAGTATGATATGCAAGATTACAGTGACATGATATTTGAACCAGAATCAGGTATGAAATACACAGACGGCACAGAAGTTGCTGATGAAGATATAGATGAGCTGATGCAAAATGATGATTTCATTGAGTGGGTACGTATTGACCACATGGACAGAATGCAAGATCAAGCAGACATGATGCGTGACAGCAAAGAAGAAGATTCAGTCAAAGAAGGCGGAAACGCTTTTGATATAGCAATGGGTGATGCAGAAGCCATTATATCAGATGCTTCAGATGACAAGGAAGCAATGGATAACCTACAGAAACTACATGATGATGAAGATGATGCGTATGCAAAATCAACTATCAAGGACTACATGAGTAGATTGGAAAAAGAAGGTTTATCTAGAATGCAAAGTGATATCGCCATGGCGGACAACGCTGGTCCAGAAGAATCAGTGGATCCAACTATTGCAAGAATCAAAGATTTAGCAGGAATCTAAAAAATCCAAAAAAAAGTCAAAAAACCGGTTGACTTTTTCTCAAAAGATAAATATATTAGTAGTTAATGCTTAGATGCATTAATTACGTTTAGGCAAACATATACTAACAAAGGCTAACATAGGCACAAGGAGGCTAACATGGCTACATTAGAAGAAATCCGTGCGAAACTGGCGGAACAAGAAAAAAAGACTACAGGCGGTAGTTCAGTTTCAGATAACGCAATCTTTCCTTTTTGGAACATTCCAGAAGGAACAACTTCAACTCTTAGATTTTTACCAGACGCAAATAAAGACAACACGTTCTTTTGGGTAGAAAGAGCAATGATCAAGTTACCTTTTCCAGGTATCAAAGGTCAAGCAGACACTAAACCTACTATCGTACAAGTACCTTGTATGGAGATGTTTAATGAACCTTGCCCAGTACTTGCAGAAGTAAGAACTTGGTTCAAAGATCCTGCATTAGAGGACATGGGAAGAAAATATTGGAAGAAGAGAAGTTACATCTTCCAAGGTTTTGTAGTTAACTCAACACTAGATGAAGAGACTACACCAGAGAATCCAATCAGACGATTCGTAATTAATCCATCTATTTTTAACATTATTAGATCGGCATTGATGAATCCAGAAATGGAAGACCTACCAACTGATAATGAATCAGGAAGAGATTTCAAATTAACGAAAACTCAAAAAGGTGGTTATGCTGATTACTCAACTTCAACGTGGAGTTTCAAGGCAAGATCATTAGGTGAATCAGAAAGATCAGCAATTGATCAATATGGTTTACATAATTTAAGTGATTATATGCCAAAGAAACCTTCACAGGAAGAGCTCAACATAATTCAAGAGATGTTCAAAGCATCTGTTGATGGTGAGCTTTACGATCCAGACAGATTTGGTCAGTACTACAAGCCAGCAGGCTTTAGTAACAATTCTTCGTCTGGTGGTTCTACTGCGACTGCAAAGCCAGTAGAAACAGTTGCTCCAGCAGTTGCACCAGCAACTGAAACTGTAGCACAACCGGTTCAATCAACTCCTGAACCAGCAAAAGTTGAGGTCACAGAAACAGTGACAGCAACGGCTAGTGAACAACCTGCACCTGCAACCGCAAGTGCAACGGCTACTGAAACAGGTGGTAAGGTATCTGCAGAGGATATCTTGTCAATGATTAGAAGTAGACAGGCTGGCAAGTAATAGTGTATAATATGGCTGTGGGGAAACCCACAGCCTATAACTTTAGGAGAAATTATGGTAAGACCGTTTGACGTAAGTAAATTTAGACATAGTCTAACAAAAAGTATTCAAGGTATCAGTGTAGGTTTTGAATCTGATCCAAACACATGGGTATCTACAGGAAACTATACTTTGAACTACTTGATCAGTGGTGACTTTGATAAAGGAATTCCTTTAGGAAGGGTTACTATGTTGGCAGGAGAATCAGGTTCTGGCAAGAGTTTGATTGCTTCTGGTAATTTAATTAAGAATGCACAAAAGCAAGGTATCTTTTGTGTAGCAATAGATTCAGAGAACGCACTACATGAAGATTGGTTACAAGCATTAGGTGTTGACACAGCACCAGAAAAGATGCTTAGAATTAATTGTTCAATGGTAGATGATGTTGCAAAGATAATCAGTGACTTTATTTCTAATTATAAAAAAGATTATGAAGGTAAAGAAGAAGCTGATAGACCAAAAGTACTATTTGTAATTGACAGTTTAGGTATGTTGTTGACACCAACTGACAGAGATCAGTTTGAAAAAGGTGACATGAAAGGTGACTTAGGTAGAAAAGCGAAGTCATTGACAGCACTGATCAGAAACACAGTCAATTTGATTGGTAGTTTAAACATTGGTCTAGTAGCAACTAACCATACGTATGCATCACAAGATATGTTTGACCCAGATGACAAGATATCAGGCGGACAAGGATTTGTGTATGCAAGTTCGGTTGTAGTTGCGATGAAGAAACTCAAACTAAAAGAAGATGAAGATGGTAATAAGATATCAGATGTAACTGGTATTAGATCTGCTTGTAAGGTAATGAAGTCAAGGTTTAACAAACCGTTTGAGGCTGTACAGGTAAAAATTCCATATGAATCTGGCATGGATCCATATTCTGGACTTGTTGAATTGTTTGAGAAGAAAGGTCTTCTAGTCAAAGAAGGAAATAGATTGAAGTATATTGACAGATTTGGCAAGGAACATAAGCATTATAGAAAACAATGGACCGGAGAAAACTTAGATCTTGTAATGGCTGAGTTCAAAGAAAGTGAAGTTGCTGGTGAGGTAAATAAAACCGAAGGAGCAACGGCTAATGAAGATTCAGCAGGAGGCGGAGATGCTTCTTGAGGCATGGCAAAAATTGGTTGAGTATGTACCACAAAAGGACAGACTCGATGCCGCAAGAGCATACGTCACTTTAATAGATGACTTTAATTTAGATCAGTCATCACTGGAAGAAATCAAGGACAGCGATCACTATCTTGAAGCGGCCATAGAAGAATACTATGGACAAGATGAAGAAGACCGGTACGACGAAGAAACAGAGGAGTGGTAATGCCACAAGGATGGTACGGTCAGGTATCCGCTAATTTAGGAAAGATAGCAGATTGCATCACTTTCTACGAATCACAACTAGAGGAAGCAAGAGTCGAATGTGGACTAGCAGGCAACATTGAAAAGAATGCTACAAGGATTCCAGGTATTGTTGAACACCGTTTTAATCAACT